ATGGTACAACGCCCCCTCCGGCACAGCAGGTAACGCCATCACCTTTACCCAAGCAATGACGCTGGATGCTTCCGGCAACCTCGGCGTTGGCACAACCTCTCCAACATCTTTGATCCAGACCGCAGGTACATCTGCAAAGTCTGCTTTCAAGACTCCTAACATTGCCGAAGTCAACACTGTTTCCGCAACTGCTGCTTCTGGAACAATCCAGTACGACGTGACTACACAGTCCGTTCTGTACTACACCAGCAACGCTTCTGCTAACTGGACAGTAAACTTCCGTGGATCGTCTGGTACATCTTTGAACACAGTAATGCAGACTGGTGAGTCTATCTCTGTAACCTTCTTGGCTACACAAGGCGCTACTGCTTACTACAACTCTGCTGTGACTATTGACGGTAATAGCGTGACTCCTAAGTGGCAAGGCGGAACAGCCCCTACTTCTGGCAACGCAAGCTCTATTGATAGCTATTCTTACGTAATTCTGAAAACTGGAAGCGCAGCATTTACTGTATTGGCATCTGTTACCAAATTCGCATAAGGGGTAGGTTATGCCACGTTTATCTAAAATTGGAGCCGCTGCTCTAGCGGCGTTTGGCTGGTCGTCTGGAACCTCTGGTGTTACTGCTAGTTACCTTGTGGTAGCTGGTGGTGGCGGAGGTGGCCGTAGCACAGGCGGTGGTGGTGGCGCAGGCGGTCTGCTGACAGGCTCAACATCACTTAATCCAACTCTTTCATACACAGTAACCGTTGGCGCTGGAGGAATTGGGGCCAGTACAGGCGCTCCTTTAGCAACAAGTGGGTCAAATTCAGTTTTTAATTCAATTACCGCTACAGGCGGTGGTCTTGGTGGCGGCGGTAATCTTGATGCTAGCGGTAGCGGAGGCTCTGGCGGCGGTGGTGGTACCGATGGTGTAACTGTCGTAGCTGGTGGTACTGGAACGGTTGGGCAAGGTAAAAATGGTGGTTCTAGTGGTGGCGGTATTGGCGGCTACCCCGGTGGTGGTGGTGGTGGCGCTAGTGCAGCAGGAAGCAACGCATCAAGCAACCAAGGCGGCGCAGGTGGTAACGGCACTGCGTCATCAATATCAGGTACATCAGTCACTTACGCTGGTGGCGGTGGTGGTGGCGGCTCTACTTTTTTCGGCGGTTGTACGCCCGGAGCAGGCGGAACTGGTGGCGGCGGCACAGGTGGTGTTTCAGGAGCGGCAAATGCTGGCACTGCTAATTTAGGCGGTGGTGGCGGTGGTGGTGGCCCATCTGGAGCCGCTGGCGGCTCAGGCATCGTAATAATTTCTTATGCTGGCGCACAACAATTTGGCGGCGGCGTAGTCACCTCTGTGGGTGGCAACACTATTCATACATTTACTACATCAGGCACTCTTTCGCCTATTACATCTTTGTCAGCAAGCTATTTAGTTGTTGCTGGTGGTGGTGGCGGTGGAGCGGCAAATACGGGTACAAATCGAACAAGGTCTGGTGGTGGTGGTGGTGCTGGCGGTTTTCTTTCCGGTTCTGGCTTGCTTTTGGATACCAATTCCAATTATGTTGTAACTGTTGGAGCCGGAGGAAGTGGAGGCTCAACTGACACTATTAAAGGTTCTAACGGAGGGAATTCTGTCTTTTTAACCACAACATCAATAGGTGGCGGTGGCGGCGGTTCATCCTCCGATGAGGGTGGTGTAGCTGGCGGCTCTGGGGGTGGTGCGGCGACTACTGATGTAGGTGGCGCTGGGACTTCTGGACAGGGTAATGCTGGTGCTAGTGGTGGGCCAAATTCTGGTTCTTTTTATGGCGGCGGCGGTGGTGGTGCAGGTAGTGCTGGATCGACCACTTCTGGTGGTTCAGCATCTACATCAAGCATAAGTGGTTCTAGCGTTTCTTATGCCCAAGGTGGAGATGGTGGAACATCTTCTGGTAGAGGTAGTTCATCAAGTCTTGTTGGCGGCGGCGGCGGTGGTGGTGGATATAACTCTGGTTCAAGAACTGGCGCAAGTGGAAATAGCGGTACTGTCATCATCTCTTACGCAGGTGCACAAGTATTTACTGGTGGAACAGTAACAACCTCTGGCGGTAATACTATTCATACATTTAATAGTTCTGGCTCTTTAACACCTCAATATTCTGTAGATTATTTAGTGGTTGCTGGCGGTGGCGGTGCGGCATATGACAATGCTGGCGGGGGTGGCGCTGGAGGTTATAGAACAGACAGTACTAATTTAGTAAAAGGCACAACTTACACAATTACAGTAGGTGCTGGGGGCGCTGGTGCGGCTGGGTCTGGAACAAATGGTTCGAATTCTGTAGTTTTTGGAGTTACTTCTACTGGTGGTGGAGCATCAGTAGCAGGAACTGGCTCTGCAAATAGTGGTGGCTCTGGCGGTGGCGGTTTAGGTGTTTCAAGCGGTGGCGCTGGTTCTGGCGGTGCTGGTAATACTCCGTCAACAAGTCCATCACAAGGAAATAATGGCGGTAATGGAGAGTCAGGCGTTAATAGGCGTGGCGGTGGCGGTGGAGGTGCTGGTGCCGTTGGTGGTTCTGGTGCAAGTTCTGGTGCTGGCGGTGCGGGTTTAGCATCGTCTATTACGGGTTCTTCAGTAACTTACGCTGGTGGCGGTGGTGGCGGTGCTGTTATTACTGCTGGTGCTGGTGGGTCAGGCGGTGGCGGTGCTGGTGTAATAACTGGAACTGGCAATGCGGGAACTGTTAACACAGGCGGTGGGGGTGGGGGTGGCGGACAAGGAGGTCCAACTGTTGGAGGCGCAGGTGGCTCTGGTGTAGTCATCTTGTCTATTCCAACAGTTAGTTACTCAGGCACAACAACTGGTTCACCAACTGTCACAACAACTGGAACAAGAACAATTCTCACGTACACAAGTTCTGGTACTTATACCGCTTAATAGATTTTTTTAAGGAGTAAGTTAAATGGCACATTTTGCAAAAGTAGAAAACGGTATTGTTAAGCAAGTCATTGTTGCGGAACAAGAATTTATTGATTCCGCTGTTCTTGGTCACGGCTGGATTCAAACCTCGTACAACACTCACGGTGGTAAGCACCCTGAAGATCGTCCCCTGCGTAAAAACTACGCTGGCGTGGGCTATGCCTATGACGAGCAACGTGATGCTTTCATTCCTCCACAGCCCTTTGCTTCTTGGCTCTTGAATGAAGATACATGCTTGTGGGATGCTCCTGTAGCTATGCCTACAGACGACAAGAAGTACGCTTGGGACGAAGAGTCTGTAAGCTGGAAAGAAGTTGAATGAGCGACCTTAACGCTTCTATCTCCGCCGCGACCTCAGAGGTTCTGGTAAGCCAAATGACAGGTAAGAAATTTTACTTGTCTAAGACTTTCTGGGTGAACGTACTGTGCGCGGCGGCACTCGGTCTTCAGATGAAGTTTGGCTTCGTGATTAGTGCTGAACTGCAAGCTCTAGCTCTTACAGCGATCAACCTTGGTCTGCGTAAGATTACAAATCAACCTGTAACTTGGTAAACTGACACATTAGTTGGTATAATGGTGGGATTCGTTCCCCCCTGTTTGGAGCCGAGATGAATGAGTTGTTTAATTTACTCAAGGGTGCCGCTCCCGTTTTAGCTAACGTGATTGCCGGGCCTCTAGGCGGAATGGCCGTTGCGGCTATTGCCAATAAACTTGGCGTTCCACCAGAGCAAATTCCCTCCGCTATCCAGAATGATCCAGAAGCCTTAGCCAAGATTAAGGAACTGGAACTGGAGTACGCTAAGCTGACATTCCAAGACCGTGCTTCTGCCCGTGAAAGAGAATCAACCATTGCGGTTAGCGCGGCTCCATTTGTAAGCAAGATCATCACTCCCATCTTGGCTTTAGTTATAGTAGCCGTATGGGGTTTGATCCAGTGGTTCATGCTAAACAACACCATTCCTACCGAGATGCGGGAACTTGTCATCCGCGTACTAGGTACGATGGACGGTGCTTTGATGTTGGTCCTCTCTTATTACTTCGGCTCATCAAATGAAAAGTAACTTTGACTTGGCTTTGACCCAACTCCTTAAGCATGAGGGCGGCTATGTGAATAACAAACTTGACCCGGGTGGTATGACTAACCTCGGTGTAACTCGTGCCGTATGGGAATCCTATGTGGGTAGAGAATCTTCCGAAAAGGAAATGAGGGCACTGACTTCGGCTCAGGTGGCTCCTCTGTATAAGCGTAAGTATTGGGATGCAATCAATGGCGATAGTCTGCCTTCTGGCTTGGATATATGTGTGTTTGACTGTGCTG